GAGGGCTAGAAAATGGCAAGGTTAAAAATTACACGCGATACCGGCGTAGTAGAGGAATACGACATTACGCCGGCTATCGAAGTAGAGTTTGAAGCTTACGCAAAAATGGGCATAAATAAATGTTTTAGGGAACAGGAAAAACAAACCGACGTTTATTACTTATGTTGGCTAGCGATTAAACGCAGCGGGCAGACTGTAGCTTTGTTTGGTGAGGCTTTTCTAAACACCCTAAAGGCAGTAGAGGTGCTAGATAGCGACCCTTTAGCTGGTTAGGTGATAGGCAACTACTCACCTATCAAATAGCAGCCTTAGCGGTCGAAACTGGCATAGCACCTAAAGAGTTTGTAGAAATGTCGCCGGAGATGTTGGCGGCAATTTACAAAGTACTAAAAGACAGAAACGAGGCGGCAAAGCGTGGCTACAGCAAAAATCGTAGGACTAGATGAAACGGTTAGAGCTTTACGCCAATTTGACCCCGACGCATTAAAAGAAATGAATAAAACAATTTACCAGGCTTTAAAAATAGCTCAGGTAGACGCACGCCAATTAGCCCCTAGCGTTACACCTCTAAGCGGTTGGGCCAAACCTATAAAAGCCGGTAAGTGGGACAGGCTTACGTTTGCAGCTAAACCCGTTAAAATTGGAATACGCACAAAAATAGACAGAGCGCGTAAGCGCGGCACCTGGACTAGCAAGGCTTATTTACTTATTAACTCTAACCCTGCAGGCGCAATATATGAAACAGCAGGCCGTAAAAATCCACAGGGCAGAACTGCCCAGGGTGCTAGGTTTATTAAAGCTATTGAAGCTCAGTCAGGAATTACCGCACGCGGCAAGCAAGGCCGCATAGCTTACAAAGCAGTAGAGGATAACCGCACAGAAATAGTTGCTAAAAGTAATGCAGCTATAGAAAAGGCTCAAGCTGCAGTTAATCGAAAGTTGGCTAGCTAATGGTTATTAAAGTCCCCATAATTGTTAGCTACAATAACAAAGGCACTAAGCAAGCTACTAAAGGTTTAAGCGGTTTAGAAAAATCTTTTAAATCTATGGGCCTAGCTTCTAAATTATCTTTTGCTGCAGCTACTACAGCAGTAACAGTTTTTACAAAAAAAGCGGTAGCAGCAGCATTAGAGGAATCTAAAGCCGTAGCAGTCCTTAATAAAAGTTTAGAAAACTTAGGCTTAGCCTTTGCTTCTACTGGCGTTAATGCTTATATAGATAGTTTGCAAAGAGCTACTGGCGTATCCGAGGATTTATTAAGGCCGGCTTTTGGTCGGTTAATTAGGTCCACAAATGATTTAGGCAAAGCCCAGCAATTACTAGCACTTAGCTTAGATATTGCCGCCTCTACTGGTAGGTCAGTAGACCAAGTGGCTCAAAGTTTAAGTAAGGCCTACCTGGGACAAACCACAGCTTTAGGCCGTTTAGGTGTTGGCTTATCTAAAGCTGAATTAGCTACTAGCAGCTTTGAGGAAATACAAACTAAATTAACTGCACTGTTTGCAGGTAGCGCGGCAGTTGCAGCAGAAACCTACGCAGGCCAATTAGCTAAATTACAAATAGCGGCAGCCGAAGCCAGCGAAACTATAGGCGTGGCTTTAGTAGACGCGGTCGCTAGATTAGGCGAGGATACTGGCCTAGACGATACCGCTACAGCCATGCAACGGTTAGCAGATAACACGCGCTTTGCTATTACAGGTATAGCCGCGTTAACTGACCAAATAGTAAATAACCCTGCTTTTAAATTATTAGGTGCTATTTTTAGATTAGGCACTACGCCGCTAGTACCAGGTACAGCTCGTGGCGGCGTGTTTAGTGGATTGTCCGATTTTGGGCGCGGTGTAGTTGCACGTGAAAGTACAGCTACTAACAGACAAAGCCCTAGAGTTGCAGAAGCGGCAGCTGCTAAAGCTGCTAAGTCCCGTAAAATAGAAATAGCAGACCGTACAAAAATACTAAGTTTAACTAAGGCTCAAACTGCTAATGAAAAATTATCGCGTATGTTTGATATGGACGCGATACAGCTAGCAGCTGCATTACAAAGCAAACTATCTAAAGAGGACGAGGCTAGAGTAAAAGCCTTGCAAGCTCTAAAGACTGAGGACAAAAACGACGATATAAGAGCTTTAGACGAGTTAGAAGCTGCCAAGCGTGCTGCTACGTTTGCGGAAATTGCCAGGCTTAAATCAGTAGTAGATGAAAGCAAAAAATCTAACGCCGAGATATTGGCAGACGCTAGGGCTAAAATAGAAGCGTTAAGTAGATTAAGCCCGTCAACAGCTGCAGCTATAAGCCTTGCAACACCTTCTATTCCAGCCGGTCAAACACCAGGCTTTTTACCAGGGCCAGGCGTATCTAACGTGCCTAGCCTGCCTAGCGTAAATGCTGATCTATTTACTGGTGGCGGTATGCAAGCAGTACCAGCCGGCCAGACCCCTAATTTTTTACCAGGTGCCCCTAACGTTACAGTCAACCTTAACGGTGGGATTAACGTAGGCACAGAGCAAGAGTTCGAGGCTAAAATCCAGACAGCCCTACAGGCTTTAAACACCAGCGGTAACACGTTTTTTAGAGCTGGTCAAGGTCCATAATGGCAGCCCCTACCCTTAACTGCATTATTAACTTTAGTACCGGTGCTAGCTTTGGCGCGGCCCTTTTGCTTGATGAAGGTTTACTAGACTTTAACGTGTTAGCCGACGCAGCTAGCGTTATTGTTGACGTGTCTAACCAGGTGCAGGCAGTGAGCGTGCAGCGTGGCCGTAATGCTAATGCAGACCAATTTCAAGCCGGCACTGCCTCTATACGTATAGCAGATATTAACGGCGACTTTAACCCTGAAAACTTGAGTAGCCCTTACGCAGGTTTACTTAGCCCATTACGTAAAATTACTTTAACTGCTACAGACAATAACACCGGCCTTATCTATCCCCTGTTTGCAGGCTATATAACCGGCTATAACTTTACGCAGGCCCAGGTAGTAGGTGAGGTCAGTTATACGACCCTAACGGCTGTAGACGGCTTTAGATTGCTTAATATGGGCACTGTAGCGACAGTGGCAGGCACTAGCGCGGGGCAACTTAGCGGCCAGCGTGTTACAAATCTGTTGGACGCTATAGCCTGGCCTAGCTCTATGCGAGATATAGACCCAGGGCTAACAACCTTGCAAGCCGACCCTGGCACTACTCGTACTGCATTAGCAGCTTTGCAGACTGTAGAGCTAAGCGAGTACGGCGCGGTTTATATGGACGCTTACGGTAATGTCGTTTTTCAAGATCGAGCGTTAACCTCTAGCAGTATTGGGGGGGCTAGTACTACGTTTGCAGATGACGGAACAGGTATCCAATACCAGAACGTACGCTGGGTGCTTGACGATTCACTGGTCTATAACAGTGCCTCAATTACGGCTACAGGCCTGGCCCCGCAGGTTGCAATAAACCAGGCAAGTATTGACAAGTATTTTTTACACAGCTATAACAAAACCGATTTACTTATGCAGACTACAGGCGAAGCTCTTAACTACGCTCAGGCCTACGTAGCCTCTAGGCAGGAAACCAGCGTAAGGTGCGACAGCGTTACCCTGTTGGACTTAAATACTTTTGGCTATGACGCTGGAATAGTCGCAGCTCTAGCTTTAGATTACTTTGACACTATCACCGTTAAATCAACCCAGCCAAACAGCGTAGGAACTAGCACTTTAAATAAAACCTTGCAGATTTTCGGCGTTAGTTACAATATAACCCCGACGCGCTGGTCTACTACCTTTGTAACTCTTGAGCCAATTATAGATAGTTTTATTTTGAATAACGCGCTTTACGGGATTTTGGATAGTTCGGTGCTATCATACTAAACACTATGAAGGGTAACTAATGGCTAAACAGACTTTCACTACTGGGCAGGTGCTAACCGCTGCACAAATGACCAGCCTACAGCAAACCGCTATGGGCGGTGGCGAGGCTACGGCTAAAACTGCTAGCTACGTGCTTACAGCTGCAGACGCAGGCACTACGGTAATTATGAACGCTGCAGGTGCTACTACTATTACAGTAAATACAGCTTTGTTTGCTGCCGGTGATACTGTCAATATCCAAAATATCGGTGCCGGTATCTGCACAATTACAGCCGGTACAGCTACCGTTAATACTGCCGGCTCACTAGCTCTAAACCAATATGAGGGCGGCGTTTTATACTTTAGAAGCACTAGCGCAGCTACGTTTTTTGATTATGTGCAAACTGGCTCAGTATCGCCATTAACTACTAAAGGCGATTTATACGGCTTTAGCACTTTAGACGCTCGTATCCCGATTGGCACAAATAACCAAGTATTAACAGCCGACAGCGCAGAGGCTTTAGGCCTCAAATGGGCTACACCCACAGCACCAGCACAGAACTTTAGCCTTTTAGGTACAGGTACTACGACTAGCGGTTCTACTGTTACTGTATCTGGCATTAGCGGTATAAATACTATTTATATTGTTTTACGGCAAGTATCTACAAACACCGCGGGATCTTTTTTAAGCCTGCAATTTAATACTGACTCATCAGCACTTTATAGTTTTGCAGGAGTTCAAAACCTTTACACAATATCAGGAAGTACTACACAATTTGCCTCGACAAATACTACAAACGGCTCAGCAATATCTTTAAGCTCATTACCTACCGGTACAGCTGACGCGACAGTATCGGGAGTAATAAGGGTAGACGGTTGCAATTCAGCCGGATTAAAAACCTTTACTTATTCAGGTGGCTCTAATTCAACAGCTGCAAGCTCTAATAATGGCTACCAAAATATGCGCGGTGGTGCTTACGCTGGGACCTCAACTATTAGCAGCGTATCTTTACTTACTGATACAGGTACTTTTGACGCTGGTTCGTTTCTAGTTTATGGGAGTGCATAAAATGGCAAAATACTTTGAACGCATTATAGATATTAACACCGGCGAGGAAACCGTACGCAATTACACAGCTGCCGAAGTGGCACAAGTAGAGGCTGCTATTGTTGCAGCTGAAGCACGCGAAGCCGAAGCCGAAGCGCAGGCAACAGCCAGAGCCTCAGCACTAGCCAAACTTGCAGCACTCGGACTAACTGCAGATGAGATAGCCGCGCTTTAATGTCCGAGCTTAAAAGCTATAACGGCTGGCCTGCTAGTAAGGACCCTGCAGAAATTGGCATTAAATCTTTTAAAGTACCTGGGACTGATCTTAAA